ACGGTCAAAAATTAGAGGTAATTTTGATGTGGTTAAGTAAATTTCTAGGGTACAAAGTGGATCAAAAAAAAACAAGCGTAAAAGAATATTTTATTTTAATCGAAGAGTATGGGAAAGCAAATAAAAAGGTCTGAGATAGCCGAACAAGATCTTTACAAAGAGATCAGGGAGTCAGCAAAGAAAACAGTAACTAAAATAAACGCTTTAAACAAGAGTTTAAAAAAAAACTGCTGAGGTAATTAAAACAGACCTTTCGACACCTTTAGATAAAACTGTTTCGGGGTTGACGAAACTCGACACTGCGGTTAGTAAGATGAACGCTACAATGACTGAGAGCGTAAAATTAGACAAGGCAAAGTCTGAAGCGTTAAAGGCTCAAAAAGAGGCTGAAGAGCAAATTTACAAGGTCGAACAGCAAAGGGAAAAGGCTTTACAACAGCAAATGAATACCGAAAAAAAGGTAAGAGTTGAGAGCGAAAGACTAGCAAAAATTGAAGCCAAAAGAACTAAGGGTTTAAAAGATCAAAATAATGCTTATAAGCAACTTGTAATAAAAACGAGAGATCAAAAAAACGAGAGTAAAAAATTAGGGGCTGAATTATTAAAGCTAGAAAGTTCGGGTAAAAGAAACACAAAAGAATATAGAAAACTAGCGACCTCTTTTGATAAGGTTACAAGGTCGGCACAAAAAGGGGATAAAGCACTCAAAAAATTAGACGGTCAAGTAGGCGATAATTTCAGGAATGTCGGTAATTATTCTAAAGGACTTTCGAAACTTAAAGGCGGTTTTGCCTCTTTAGGTTTAGCAATGGGCGGTGCTATGATAATTCGGGACGTTTTTAATGTTATAAAGGACTTCGATCAGGCTCAAGCAAATTTGGCGTCCGTTTTAGGGGTTTCTAGGGACAAAATGAAAGCCTTAACAGATCAGGCTAAAGAGTTGGGGGCAACGACTAGATTTACCGCCTCACAGGTCAGCGAATTACAGTTAGAATTTTCTAAACTTGGCTTTACTCAGTCCGAAATCGAGGGTATGACTGAGTCAACTTTATTATTGGCTAGTGCGACAGGATCAGAACTTGGAGAAACAGCGACAATAGTTGGGGCTACTATGAGAGGTTTCGGTCTTGATGTTTCTGAAACTCAAAGAGTTACCGACGTAATGAGTAAGTCCTTTACGACGTCAAGTTTAGATATGGCGAAATTTTCTACGGCTATGGCGTCCGTTGCCCCTGTTGCGAATTTAGCGGGTAAAACTATTGAGCAAACGACAGCTTTAATAGGTACTTTAACGGATAGAGGTATCGACGCAAGTACAGCGGGGACAGGACTGAGAAATATGTTTTTAAGGGAAAATAAAGCGGGTTTAACTTTCGATGAAGCACTAGAACAGATCGCAAGTTCGACAGATCAAACAGGCGAGGCAATGGATTTATTTGGCACTAGAGGGGCGACTTTGGGCGTTGTTTTAGCAAATAACAGGGATCAAGTAGCCAAATTAACTGACGGTATGGACGACGCGACAGGATCTACCAAAGAAATGGCTGATATGCAAATGGAAACTTTAGGCGGATCTTTAGACCTTTTAAAGTCTGCATGGCAAGGGCTTATACTTGCAATGGACGACGCGGGAGGCGTAGGCGAAAAGATAAGACATAGTTTACGGTTTATTGCTGACAATTTAGGATCAATTTTTAAAGTTTTAAAGGCTGTCGGTTTAGGTTGGTTGGCTTATAGAATATCTTTAAAATTGGTAAACAAAGAAACAGGAAAATTTATTGGTTTCGGTATAGTTTCAACTATTCGAAAAATGACAAAGGCTTTGGTTTTAATGACTAAAGGGACTAGAGGGGCATCGCTTGGGTTTAGATCAATAGGGACAGCCATAAAAAGTATTCCTTTGGTTGGTATAATTACAGGGATCGTAAGTCTTACGTCGTTACTTTGGGACTTTGGCGAACAGGAAGAGGACACCGAAGAGAAAGTAGATGATCTTACTAAGGCTTTAAACGCTCAAAAAAATGCTTTAGCAAAATTAAGATCTGAAATAGAATTGGGCTTAGAGGATAAAAATTTCGGTAAAATGCTTTTTGAATTTAGCAAAACAGAAATAGAGGACTTTGCTAGTACGTTGGAAAGTGAAATATCTGCGGGGTTGGATAAAGTTACTTCGACAGCGGAAAAGTTCGGTATTGGTTTTGAAGAGATAACGTCGAAAAGTATAGTAGGTTTAGGCGATAAAATTGAAGCGGAATTTTTTAAAGTTCAGGGCGATCCAAACTTACAACAGGGTGCGAAAGGTATAGTCGAAGCAATAATGAGTACTGATGAACTATCTATAAAACTAGCCCAATTAGAAAAAATAAAGGCAGAACTCGAAAAAAGAAATAAAGCGGAGGCAAAGGCTAACGCTGACAGCACAAAAACCGAAAGGGCTAGAAATACGGAATTAAAAAGATCTGTTAACATTCAAAAGGAAAAAAACGACCTATTAAAAAACAGAAATAAATTAGAAGAGAATTTCGCCAAAATTACAAATCAAACGCAAATAAAAGATATTGATAAGGACATAAAAATACAGGAAAAACAACAGGCTGAAAATATCGCTTTAGGTATTGACTTTGACGAAAGCAAATTAAAGGATCTTATTAATAAAAGGCAAAATTTAGTTATTCAGGGTATCGAAAGGACTAACGAATATATTAAGGGAGTAGAAAGCCAAAAACTCGACGAAAGATTTAAAAAGGAAAGAGATAAAATTACCTCACAGGCGACAAAATTATTGGATCAAGCCAAATTAACAACCGACGAAAAGGCAAAAATTGAGGCTAATTTACAAACGGAATTAGACGTAATTAATCAGGCTGAAATAATCGCAAATAAGTCATTAAATGAAACTTTTGTTTTCATGGATCAGGAAAAAAACTTAAAAATAATTGAGGCTAAAAAAGATACCAATTTAAAACTAGCTGAGGTCGATAACAATAGAGAGGCAACAATCGAGGGTATTTACACAAAAGAGCGAAAGGAATTTAAAAGAAGCCTATTAAGAACAAAAAAGACAAATGAAGAGGTTTCGGCTGAAATGTTGAAATTTGATATTGAACAGCTAGAAAAAAAGATAAAAGCATACAGCGACGCGGGATTAAAAATTTTAGATCTCGAAATTGAATTAGAAGAGTTAAAAAGACAGGAAACGTTAAAATTTGACGAACAAACACTAAACGACAAAAAGAATTTAGCAGACGCAGAATTGGCTATTATTCAGGGACTTACAAACGCTTATAATGAGTTAGCTGACAGGCGAATTGCCAAAATTCAGGAAGAAATTGACATGGCGAAAAAACGTTACGATAACTATGTAGCACTTGCGAAAAATGGCAATATTACAGCAAAAGAGAGTTTAGCGGTAGAGGCGAAATTAATCGCTGAGGCTAACCAAAGAAAGGCAAAAGAAGAGAAACGTAAACAGCGAGTTCAATTAGCGTCCTCAGTTTTACAAAGTTATATTACTAATTCGGCAAACCCTAACGTAAAAAACCCATTATCGAAAACTATTACAGATACGGTATTATTAACTGAATTTATAAAGAGTTTACCCGCTTTTGCTGACGGTACTGAGGACACAGGGGCAAACGGCAGAGGGGTTGACGGAAAAGGCGGGTTTCAGGCTATTTTACACCCTAACGAAAGGGTATTAACAAAGGATCAAAATAAATTAGTAGGCGGTATGACAAATGAAGATCTGTCGAATTTAGCCTATCAATATCAAGACGGTCTTATAGTTCGGGGACTAAATGACGGTTCAGATCCTATGATAAACGCAGAAAATCAACTTTTAATTAAAAAATTGGACTCTTTAGAAAATACAATTAAAAATAAACCTGAAACGAATATCGAATTAGAGGAGATAATCGGGGGCGTAATGTCAATAACTAGACAAAAGAAACAAGGAAACACCAAAATTTATAACCGTTACAGGGTAAATTAAAGCGATATGAGGCACTTTTTAAATAACATAGAGGTTTCGCCTAGAAACGTACTAGAGATAGGCTTAAATACGGACTTTTCGGGAAACCCTGAGATACTTAGTATTGATACGGATAAAATAAAATTACCTCGCGAGGCTATGGACATAATCCAAAGTCATATCGCTACTCAGGGAGTTTTTGAGGGTATACCGTATAATATCATAACTGAGGGCGGGGTTAATTTAGAGTACTACGTCGATCTAACGGATCAAACCTTATTTAAAACGTACGATATTGAGGTTAAGATAAAAAAGAGACAGGGTAAAGACCTATTTTTTGAAAAGGCTGAGGGTTTAAGTTTTGAATTAATGGCGGACAAAGGCGTAAATTTTGATCTGTTTAATATTCCGTATTTGATTATTCCTGATAATATACCCGAAATGGGCTTAAATTTATCAATCGCTTTGTTTGTAATGACAAAAGAACTAATTCAGTCAATTAAAGACTTAGCAACAGCGATAGCAAATTTAGTAGAGGCTGTAACGCCAAACGTAGGTGTACCCCCTGTTCCGCCTTTAGGCGAAATTATATCTTTGTCTATTCAGGTACTCGCTCAATTAGCTTATACTATTGCGATAGTTATAGCGATAAAAAAGTTAGGCGACCAAATGTTTGAATTAGTTTATCCAAAAGTTAGAAAATATTTAGGGGCTACTATTCAGGAATTAATACAAAAAGGGTGCGATTATTTAGGCTTTACATTAGAGTCGAATTTACTCGAAGAGAATAAAAAAATGACGTTAATGCCTGTACCTTTGACAAAGGACAAAAAAAGTATTTTTAACTTTTTAGAAAACGACTTAGACTTTAGTTTTACAAAAGGTTATCCAACAGCACAGGACTCTATTAGTACACTTGGCGAATTGATTAACGCTGTCGAAATTTGGTTTAATGCTCGAACTAAAGTTTATCAGGGAAAAGTACAAATTGAGCGTCGCGACTATTGGCAGATATTAACAACAAATACGTTAATACCTAGTTTAACAGATCAGGATAATAGATCGAACGAATACCAACTAAATACCGAAGAGGCTTGGAAACGTACCTATATCCATTATCAGGTCGATTATAGCGACTTGCATACCTTAGACTTTTTTGATCCAACAGACGCGGAATATTCGACAGAACCTTTAAACGTAATTAATCAAGATTTAGTAACTATTAAGGGGCTAAACGATATAAATATTCCTTTCGCTTTAGCTGTCAGGAAAAACGAATTAAATTGGGTAGAGGAAAAGGCTTTAGACTTTTTTCAATCCTTAGATAATTTGGTCGGAGTTTTAGGGTTTAATTCAAATCTTAGTAGTATAGTCGGGGATAGGTTGGGCGTAACTCAAATATCTTCGCAATTTTATAGCATTACAAAAGTTTTATATGCTCAAAAATCGACAGGAAAACAAAACGCAGATTACACCGATTACATTAAAGCGAGTGAGATTTACGCAAAATATCATACAATTAATGAAATAACTGTAAACGGTTACAAAATATTTAATGAGGTAGCAATAAGGATAAATTCGTCAGAATTTGTAAATTTGCTAGATAATAATTTCGCGTATATTAATGGGGTACTTTGTGAAATACTTTCGATCAATTATATTGACGAACAAAGTAAGGCGATTATATCTTACAAAGAGCCTTATAATTACGCACAAGGAAAGGTTGAGATTATAACTTTAAACAGTTAAAAAATGAATTTAGATAATACAGGCATCAAAGAAATTGAAAAGCAACTTAACAAGTTGTTAAAATTACAGGACGATGCCTTTTCTAAATTACCGCCTAAAACTTACGAACACGTAAAAACGTATCATGCTGAAGCCCACGAAATGCTGAGAGGTATGAAAAAAGGCGACTTTAAGGGTATAGAAAATTTATTAAATAAATATAACAAACCGCAGTAAATATGCCTATACAGATTATAAATACCGACTATACAGACTTTAATTCGCAAGTATTGAGTTTTTATAAAAGTAATGCGGGGGACAAAACATCGATTGAAATAAATATAAGGTCGATTATTCGTAATACTACGGTTAACAATCCTATGACTTTAGATCCGTCTATGAACTTGGTAACAAGTCCGACTATCGGTTGGCTTGACGAGGGCTTTAGGGTTGGAGATTGGGTTTTAGCTACCAAATACGACAGCGGGGGCGGGATAGTTACAAATTGGTTTACGAATATATCTTGGTTAGATAATACAACTTGCGACTTTACTTCTATTCCTACGTGGATCGACATAACTGTGAACGAATTTATTGTGTTTTATGCTTTAGACTTTTACGGTAGTCCTACACCCCCAACAGCGGGGTTTACTGAGCCTAGACGTAGGGACGATTTAGATATATTAGTTAATCACTCTTTAAACGATACTGCGGGTAACCAATTTAGTTTAATCGACGGAGAGGTTAGCCGTTTTACTTTTGCAAATGTCGAGGCTATGACAGTCGGACAGACTATTGTCGGGAATGCTGTTGGTAATCAATCAGGGCAATTTTTAGAAAGTGTATCTCTTTTTAGAGGTGCAAATAATACGGACGATTGGAATACTCATAAAATACAAATAGAGGTTATAAATTCAGGCGTTTACGACTCTTCATGGTTTGACTTTGCTAACTGCTTAAAACTTTATGTTAAGGGCGAATGGGCTAGTATATCAGGCGAACCTTTTGACAGATCAATTTTTGCTTTGGACGACAACGGCAATACGGGTTGGTTTAATGAGGCAAATAATACGTCGATAGCTGACTCTACCTTAGTTCAAGGTATCGACGAATTAGATTACTGCGTACCTAGCGAACATACTATCGTGGTTGACGGTACTGACCTAGATATCGGGATCGGGGGCTGTTACATTTCTACGGACGACAGCTACTATAAAAATTTAGCCTCTTCGCAAGTTCCTATTACTATGATAATAGAAACTACCAATATTTCGACAACGACGCTTAATAGCCCTTTAAACTCGTCAGGGGCGGGATATACTATCGAAATATTAAGTACATCGGTTGTATTATCTCAAACTACTATCGAAATAAGATTTACGCCAAACGCGAACTTTAATACTTTTATGTCGGATCGTGAGGACGCTGACAGGTTGTTTTACATTTGGATAAAATGTAGAAATATTAATTTATTAGCCTATGCGGATCAATTAACTTGTGAACCCCCTGTCGGTGGGGCTTTGCCTATGGTAAACGATTACGGTTTCTTAGATCATAGCCAAAATATAACGGAAATTAACGGTAATCAGGTAGGGTTTAAGGCTGATACTGAGGACGATATCGCATATTACGGTAATTTTAGGCTAGAATATAACGGCTTATACGAGTCTTTTCAAGTTAGGATTGAGGCTTATAATTTAGTAACCGAACAGGACTTTACTTTACAGGAAACAAACTTTTCGTTTGCGGGTGTTCAAACATCGGGCTTAGGTCAATTACTACTTAACGAAACTCAAAGTATTGTAACAATTTTACCAACTACATCGGTAAAACAAAACGCTTTATTAATCTTAGATCCTAGCGTTGATAATGCACCGTCCGAGTATGGAGTATCAATTTACTATCCTTTCGTCTTAAATTGGAGATATTGGCTTTCTCAGGCAAATGCAAACGTTGACTTTTACCCAAATCAAAATCAAAATTGGGAACAGTACGATAATTTGGTGGATTGGGTTGTAAGAATAAAACTATCTTTAATTAAGGACGGATTGGCTTATACTCACACAAACGAGTTTATCGATAATCCTTACGACAACGATAATTATATTAATTCGTCTATTGAGTTGATCAGGGAGCTAGACAGTACCGTTGTTTCTGTTATTCCTGTTGGCGAATTAATGAGAATAAAATCGACTCATGTTAAATTGACGGGGGCGTGGGACACGATAAAGGTTTGGGGTATGCTGACAGTAGAGCCAAAAGAGGCTTCGCAAAGGTGGATCTGTTCTACGGTTGTCCCTTTTGATAATAATACATCGAACCCCCTAACGCCTTTAGCGGGGCTATACATACAAGTTAGCTATCCAACTTTAGATACTGCGGTTATGGAGTGTTATTTCGATAGTTCAAAAATTGACTTAACAAATGGGGTAAAAATAACAGCAAAAATAAAAGAGGGCTGTTTTGATCTTCAGGACACTTTAAAGGTAACAACAGCCGACGAAATAAAAATAACTACTTTAGATATTGACAAAATAAAATCATAAAAAAATGGGCATACAAATAAATCAATACGCACTAGAAAGACTAACATTTGGCGACGACGACTATTACGATATAGACTACTTTGACGGTGCAAACTATCAAACAGCTAAGATATTAGGATCGACGATAAAAGCGGGTATTCAAGCGGGTATAACCTCAGATAATTTTTATAGTATTGACGGGGTTTTAACAGCCAATAGAACGGTCGACGGTGGGCTTTTCGATTTAACTTATAATAATTTAGGTAAAATCGAGGTTGTATCTGATCAATTAGGAGTTAATAACGTCGTTTTTATAGTAAATAATAACGCCACTAATAAAGGGTTTGATATACAGGACAACGTAACGAGTGAAAGCGTTTTTATGGTAGCTAACGGAGAGGTTAGAATAAACGACGACTACTCTTTGCCGATTACAGACGGTTTAGCTAATCAGGTACTAACGACGGACGGTTTAGGTCAAGCGTCGTGGGCGGATATTATTAGCGGTTATTTTAAGGCTGAGGTATTAATAACTAGCGGTTCTATTTCGGCTAGTGGTTCAGATCAGGCAGTCCCTTTATTAACTTATACTATTCCTAGTAGTAGAAATGGAGATTACGTTATTTATGCGGTTTTGAGCGTAGACATAGCGGGAACGGACATGAAACCCTTTTCTCTAATGTTGTTTAAAAATGGAGTGAAAGAAGCTAATTCTGTTACTATGGATTTCGCAAAGAAAAATGAAAATCAATCAGTACAGCTAACTTATGCAATGGACGGGCTAGTAGCTACGGATGTGATAGCTGTCTACTGCAATAACGACAATGTAGCGGTTAATACAATTATCAGCGGTAGGATATTAGCACAAAAATTTGTATAATGGTTGACTGTTTAGAATGTGTAAATAGTGCGTGTTGTAAACTAGATGTTGAGATAGACAGAAAGGAGTTTCAAAGGTTTAAGGCTTTGAGATTAGATAAGTATTTTGAAACTAGGACGGATATTTTTATAAAAAAAGAACCTAGATACAAAGATCAAAAAGAAATATTAAACGAAATGTATGATAATAATTTCGCAATTTTAAAAAAAAATATAGATAAAATGTGCGTATTTTTAGACCGTCAAACTATGAAATGTAAAATTTATAAAGATCGTCCGAAAGTTTGCAAAGAATATTTAAACACTAATTGCGTAAGTATTAGGCAAATAAAAACTTATTAAAAATGGCGGACTGTTGTTGTTTAGAAATACAATATATTAATAATTTAGGCGAGGGGTTTATAGCCCCTTTAATTGCTCAGGAAACTCACTATAACGGTAGGTGTGTGTATCTTTTCGAACATGAAAGCGGGGCGATATTTTATTGGTGGTATAGTACCGCAGAAGATCTTTGGTGTTTATCCCAAACTATCGGGGACATAAACAATAATTTAGCAACATGGAAAGTCGATATTGATTGTCCTGAAACTGAGGGCGATCCTGAAGCCGTTAGCGTTTCTGTAAATGAATAAATTACAGAAATGTTAACTCGTGATTGTGTAGATATTTGTGATTGTATTTTAATCGGTATAACTCAGGACGGCGAAGATCCATTTAGTGAAAGCATAGGGGACAGCGGTATAATTTACAATAACAGACCGACATACGCTTTTATTTATTTGGGCAATGTTTTTTATTTATGGTACTATGCCGATCCTGTTTTGGTTAATTCGGGGGCTTGGATAATTAGCGGAGCTATCGGATCTTTAGTACCTTTCGCGGGAGAAACTGCAACGGCTTTGTCGAATATTACAGGCTGTCCGATTGGTTTGACGTGGATATTAAAAAACCCTAGTATATCAATAACAATGGAAACGGGGGTATGTGTTTGCGTACCTATTGAGGAGCGTGTATTTTCGGAGTATGAAAGCATACAATTACCGCAAATTTTTGAAGAGGAAAACAGGGGCTTTTTTAAATGTTGTGAAACTCAGCTAGTTTTAGCGAGTACAACATCAACGGACACATGGAAAAACGACGTTTCCTCTGCATGGGTAAAATTATCTGATCCTAGCGACTCGGCTACTATTTTATTAACTAAGGACGGACAGCCGACATCGTACCCTGTTTCAATTATAACGTTTCCTAACGAGCCGAACGCAATTTATAGGACTATTTATTGGCGGGACGTATTATCGAGCGACGGAGAGGGTTGTTATAAAATAGAAATTGCTTATACTATCGGAGGTATGACAGGGAATTTTACATGGGGTACTTATGATTTAAAGGAGTATTCTGTCGAAAGGGCTTTAGGGACTGCGAGGATAAGAGTTTTATTAAATTTAAAACAGGCGATCGAAGATATTAATTTTACTAATTCAATGGTCGAAGATAGTATCCGTTTTTATGGCTTTATCGGTAACAGACAGCCGAACATGGAGATAGATAATTTAATTTATCAGGATCGGACGGTTAAAACTGTCGTACGTGAGAACTTAGACACTTACGAAATAAAAACAGATCCTTACACAAATGAAACGTTAAAGCGATTAACGGACTTGTATTTATTAAGCGAGAATGATATGTTTATAAGCGATTATAACTCATTTAATAACAGCTATGAAATAAATGACGTGTCGGTAACTGTACAGGACAGCCCCGAAATTGACTACTTAGATCAGTTTCAACGTAAAGCCGTTTTAACTTGCATCGTTGGGGACAAAACAAAAAATAAAAGAACATTCTATTAATAAATAAAAAATAAAAAAAATGGCAACAATTCAAGAAATGAAATTCGTATTAGACGAAAACTATGTAGAGGTTACAACTATTTTAGAAGATCCGTCTGATCCAAAAGGTATTGAAAATTATTCTCATTGGAGTTTGAGAGATAGTTATTACGAAAGACTTTATTTAAATAAGGCTTTGCCTTTAGAGTTAACAGCCTTTGAAATAATAAACTCTTTTAACGGTAATAGAATTTACGTAAATTGGCTCTTATTTGGAGATGATAAGATACTTATAAATGGTACACCCGCTAACCCGTCAGGGTTTGAGAATTTTTTACGTAAATATACCGCTAAATATGAAAATTAAGAAATGGACGAAACATTGTTAACTACGTATAGTTCAATTATTGGGTTTATGATATTAATAATCGGGTTTTTTATATCTCGATTAATTACTGACTTAAAAAAAGTTGTGGAAGATACAGGAAAAAATAAAGGTCGTATCGATCTAGTTGCAAAGCAACAGGAAAACGATATTAAAAGAATTGAAGAGCGTACTACTTTGGAACTTTGTAACCTAAGTAAAAACGTAAAGTCTTTAAATGAAAACGTAAATTCGCTAGTTACTTTATTAGCGGAAAATGGTTTAAAAAAATAATTATGAAAGCAAAATTAGATAAGTTTTTAGGGTACTTTGTAAGTAAAAAATTGAGTGTTTTTATCGTGGCAAGTTTCTTTGTTGGGTTCGGAATGATCGAGTCAACTGAGTGGGTTAATATCGCATTAATTTACATCGGGGGACAGTCCGTAATAGACGCTGTTTCTAAGTTAAGAAAGTAAAAAAAAATAGGCGTAAAAAACGTGAAATAGCGTAAAAAGGTTAAATTTAATTTAAGGGTGTTTTAAGCGTGTTTAAGCTACTTTAGGTGTTCTGTGGATATAGTATATCAAAAAAGATAGTTCGTCGATTCGCCTTACAGCCCTTTGATAGTAAGGCTTTCAGAAAGTGAAAATAATGGTAAAAAAATTAGGAGTTATATTATTTTTTGTGTATTCAATCATTTTTATAGTTGGTTGTTCGCCTGTAAAACGCCATGCTAGATTAGTAAAAAAATACCCTCATGTTCATACACAGGACACGATAAAAATGATTGATACAATTCGGATCGAAGTACCTAAAATTTCGGTTGATACACTTTTCAAAATTGATAGTTTTTTAGTAAAACTTAGAGATACAATTTTAATAGAAAAGGAAAAATTAAAAATAAAAATGTACGCTGTTCACGACTCAATATTTATCGAGGGGACTTGCGACACTATTTTTATCGAAAAGATAATTGAGCGTAAAATTCCGATCCGATATTATGAAGCAAAAAAAGAAAATGACTTTAAAAAATGGGGCGGAATAATTCTAATTTCTTTTCTAATAATTATAATTTTATTAATAGTTTATAAAATAATTAAATTCTTTTTATGAAAACAAACGTAAGGTCGTACACCGATAAACAACTTTTAGACAGGGTTAAAAATTTAGCAAGTTCTAAAAGTATTCCGAAAGGTCGTTGGATAATTGGAGTTCGTAGTTATGAAGATCAGGCAGACAGATACGACGACAAATTTTATGAATACGAGGGGACTAAATTTATTCGTGTTATGTCAGGAACTACAAACGCGAGTACTACTATATTAAGCGGGGGTTTTAGAAGATACAACAAAATCGGTACAGCTATACTCAAAGCCGACGAGTGGTATTATAATGTATGGAGTTGGGGGCTACACAGGGGTAAAATGACAGCATTAAGACAAGTAGGGGCAAAGGTTAAGATCCACAGGGACGGAAACAAAAATAACAAAAGCGAAGAGATTGGAAAAGTTTACGAGGGTTACTACGGTATTAACTATCATACAAATACCTATAATTTTAGTTTGAATAGCTTAAAAGTCGTTAAATGGATCATAGGCGGTTGGTCTGCGGGTTGTCAAGTTATAAACGAAAGGGACAAGTACCTCGATCAAATGAAATATTACCGTAGTGCATATCTAACAGGCGAACAGGAATTCGTATCGTATGTTTTATTAAATGAGTTCGAGCCTTAAATAATGTGTTCAAGGTGTTGAACTCAAAAAAGAGGGGTTATGGTTTTATTATCATAGCCCTTTTTTTATGCTTAATATTTTGTTGAACAAAAAAAAGTTTTGTTAAAGTTTGTTTTATACAAAATTAATTTATATGTTTGTGCTGTTCAATTAATTATTAACTAAAAAACATAACAAAATGATCAAAGTAACAGAAAAAGAAAAAGAAGCCTGATTTATTCGTTAACAGTAAGGTGTAACTATTGTAGAACAGATATTAGAAAAGCTGAAAACACACTACAAAATGACATTGACACTAATAACGATAGACCTAAAAAATTTACTAATCTAATTATAGCCAACAAAGAAAAGGCAAATCATGAATTAAGGGTTATAACAAAAGTATTAGAACAATTAACATCTTAAAAAAAATTAATAAACAAGGGGGGGTTAATAGCCCCCTTTTTTAAAACATAACAAAATGAAAGTAGAAATTTTAAACGACAAAGAAGCTAATAAAATATTAATTAGATTAGCGAAAAGAGATAAAGAGAGATACAGAAAATTAATAGATCTAAATATAGAAAAGCACTTTACAGCTAAAGACCAAAAAGAAAGATTATATTTTAAATCACAAGTTAAAAGCCTTAGAAACAAATTAAGAAAAGCAACAAGGGAATTAAATAAACTAACCAAATAGAAAAATTAATTTTAAAACATAACAAAATGAAAAAAAGAAATATTTTAAACAAACAGACAAAAAAAATATTACAACTAATCGACGAACATTGTCAAGAAATGGATATTTTTAATATCGATATAAATATACATAGAGGAATAAATGTACTTTGTAGTTTTGATAGTATGAAAGTAAAAACTTTAATAGACTTAAAATTTAAAGGAGAAATACAGGACAGCGGTTTCCTAAAATTGAAACGAAATATATTAACTATAACATTTACCTAAATGAATAATTTACCTACTTTAGACACAATACGACAAATGTACGAGAAAGGTTGGATCTCAATGGATCTTTACTTAAACGGTGGGGTTAGCTTAGACCTACTGTTAATGTATAAACATAAGATCGAAATAATACAGGAAAATGACCGCCTCGACTTTGATATTCATTGTTATAATAATCACGTAACAGTAAAAAGTCAAATAGAAGCCTATACGGAGTTAATTTGCGAAACGGAACATTCTGTCGATTATTTTACCGAGCCAATTTTAGACAGGTATAAACAGCAATTAACACTTTTAAAGACCTTAGAGGTGTTAATACAAACTAAACTAAACTAACACACCATGAAACTATTTAAACGTAATACAGAGCCTAAAAAGGGCTTTAAACCGAATTTTAAAAAGAACTTATTACTCAAAAAGGGAAACATCGAAAAGATCCATTTTTGGGAAAACAGCCACAGGAACGACGATAATTGTATTCGTTCAAGTTTTAACAGGGAACTATTTTTAACCTATTTAAACGCAATAAAATGAAACTAGAACTACAACTATATTTTAAGACCTACGACGAAATAGGGAAAACTATTTGGGACGTAAGGGAGTCGATCAGGGGCGGAGTTTTTGCTTTAGATACCTATAAGCTAAAATATCATGTTTTATTAACTGAAGAGAGAGAGTATCGCGAAGAGATAATAAACGGTGCTTGTTGTATGATCTTTCAAAGTAGAATGAATTATGAATAAGAATATTAACGAAATGAGTTTTCAGGAAACGTTAGACGTTGAACAAAAAATGATCGAAATAATTTTGGATATTTGCAGAAAAAAAGATATTAACGCGGAATGGCAATTTATAGAAACTCACAAAGAAAAATCAAAATTTGCAAGGACTGACGGTATTCTAGTAAAAAACGGTTACATGATCGCGTCGATAGAAAATAGAGGTCGATATAATGTTACCTTTGATTATGTAAAGAGTCAAAACACGTGGCTATTAACTGAGGCGAAACTTTTGGCGAATATAGAACTTTCAAAGACTTTGCAAATACCTTTTATTTTTTGCGGTTTTTTCCCAAACGAAAACATTTATACAACTTTACAGGTAACGGATAATAAAGGGAACGTAATAATAAAATATGAAGTTTCGGAAACTTGGGCGAAAAAACATAAAAACACCGAAGAGAAAGTAAAAAAAAGAAACGCCTATATTGGCATAGATCAATTTAAAGTTTATAAAATTTAGTACATTTAAAAATTAAACATAATTAAACATAACAAAACATGAAAAAAGAAACATTTTATTTTTCACATGATTACTCGTGTATTAATGATCCAAAAATACAGGCTTTAATCGGTAAATTTGGTGCAAAGGGCTACGGTATATTTTGGCGAATAGTCGAAATGTTACATGAAGATCCCGAACATAAACTATCGCTTAAACCTTACGTTTTAGAGGCTATTGCTAGTTTATTCAAAGAAGATATTAAAATAATAAAAGCGGTTATTGATTATTCGATCGAAACCTGTGAACTATTCCAAAAAGAAGAGGGGTATATTTATTCGGATCGAGTATTGGAAAACTTAGAAAAAAGGAATAAAATAAAAAAGGCTAGAAGTGAGGCGGGGAAAAAATCGGCTATTGCTAGAAGTCAACAAAAGTTAACAAGTGTTAATCAAAACGTAACAAAGGAAAGTAAAGGAAAGGAAAGTAAAGTAAAAGTAAATAGTATTAACTATAATGAACTTTTAACTTTTTTTAATTCTATTTTTAATAAAAACAATCGGGTATTTGCAGACAGCGTAAAAGCTAAGTTTTCAGCTAGACTAAAAGAGGGTTACACAATTATTAACATTCGTACAGCTATGAGTAAGGCGAGTAAAGATCAATTCCATAAAGATAACTCTTTTAAATATTGTAATTTGGAATATTTTAGTAGGTCTGTTACTATTGATAAATTCGGTTTTAATACTAAGCAACAAAAATACGTACCGACTAGATAACGGATACCTAAGCCCTTTTTTAATTGGGCTTAGGTTGTGTTATGTGTTTTTATTTTTGTGTGTAAGCCCTATAAACATTAACAAATTAAAAATAATTGAAAGTTTCTTTGTATTATAGTTGTATATCAAAAGTATTACCCTATATTTGTACCAACAAAGAAACAAAGAATTATGAAAAACACGACAAATTCACCACAACAACCACAAAATCAAACGTTTACGGAGTTATTTGATAATGGATGTATAACGGATGAGGCATTTGAAAAAATTCAATATGGAATGGAAATGTTTTTTAATACTTATATTCAAGGCGGTATTGAATTAAAAGTTAAAAGAAGTGGTAAAAGTCAAGACTTTAAAGTTTACAGAAAAGATTCTGATAGTGGACAATTTTACACATTAAATAATACAGATTCAATAGGGTTTTCGATTTACGGAGAATCGCAAAGTTTTTGGGAATTAACATCAATAAAATAATTATGAGAACAATCGAACAAATAATTGACCGAGCTATTTTTGTAAATGCAGAAATCAAAACTCTAGCAAATTCGGGACGAGACCAAGACGGGGAACTACTAGAAACAGAAACAATAAACTATTTTTTCGGGGAATTAGAGGGGCTGTGTTATGCGAGTGGACTAAAAATAACCGAATGGTTGAAATTAACAAAATAAAAAAATAAATATGAAAAAACCATACGCAATAAGAATAGAGGATGAACTACTTGACAAAGTAAAAGCATCTGCAAAAGAAAACGAGCGAAGTGTAAACGCTGAAATACGCTACTTGATTAAGTGTGCTTTGAAGAAAAGTGTTAGCCACAGTACTAAGCCTAATTACTTAGATGACAAGTACGAGGTTAAGTGGTTAATAAATAACACATACCAAGTAGAACAAAATGAAAACTGTGTTTATCAAGGTAGTGAAAGCGATTGCAATGAATGGTTAAAATGCGAACTAGGGTATTGTGGCTAA